GCAGGATTCAAAGACGCTTTAAAAAATTTCATACGACTCTGTGTGGATGAGCAAGATGAAATAGAAGAAGATTACTAAGATATGGGGGCTAACGCCCTCTCTCCTTTGGGGGTAGCATGGCTGCAATAACAGAAAGTGCCTTAGTTGCTAGAGTTCGCCAACGTGCGGATATGGAAGATAACTATTTTATTTCAGATATAGAAGTGCAAACTTATATTAATGTAGGTTTGTCAGAACTACACGACTTATTAATACAAACATATGGACAAGATTATTATATAAGTAGCAAAACTATTACAACTACATCCGGTATTGATACTTATCCACTTAATGATTCTACTTCATCTTACGATATAGCTGCAACAGATTTTTATAAACTACGAGGCATAGATGCTAAGTTGAATGGTAATGTTTGGTCCACATTAATACCTTTTAATTTTAATGAGAGAAACCTAAATCAACAAGGATCTATAACTAATGTCTGGGGATTAACCAATACTAGATACAGATTGGTAGGAGAGAATCTTGTCTTTACTCCTTCTCCTAATTCAGCTATAGAGGTTAAGATATGGTATATTCCAACTTCTCAGCAATTTAGCAGCACAACTCCAGCTACTTCTACAACTACATTCGATGATATAAATGGTTATTCTGAGTATGTGATAATTGACGCAGCTATAAAATGTCTGCAAAAAGAAGAAAGTGATGTTCAAGTTTTATTAGCTCAAAAAGCAGCTATGAAACGAAGAATAGAAGTAGCTGCTAGTAATAGAGATGCTGGTAGTCCTTTAAGTGTGAGTGATGTTTATAGAGCTAACAACTCTTTCTGGAGTAGATAATGGCTGTTACTAAATTTATGAATTTAACACTACCAGTAGTGGGAAAGACTATTGGTCCTATATGGGCTACTATGGTAAATACTGCAATAGAAGCTATAGATAATCACGATCATAGTTCTGGTAAGGGAAAACTTGTACCTACTAGTTCTTTAAGAATAAGTGGGGATATTGATTTTACTCCAAGTACAACAGCTTACGGAGTTAAAAATCTTTCTTATGCTAGATTTACAGATTTAAATGCTGCTGGTCTTCCTGCTCCCACTAATGAGTCTGTTTTATATTCTTGGAAAAACGATTTATGGTGGAATCATGATTCAGGAACTGGTGCTGGTACTCCTGTTCAAATTACTCAAAATGGTGTAGTCGCTTCAAAAACTACCTATTTTGAAACCTTTACTTTGCAAGAATCAAGAAGCACCTTTTCCATGGGATCATATGAGAGATATTCTTTTATGGCTGTTCAACCTGCTGCTGGTGGAACAACTATTAATCTTCCGTACACAAACGCTGTAGGAGGAGGAAAGTTTTTTATAATACAAGATGTTAAAGGTTCTGCTAGTACTAGGAATATAACTATATCTCCTAAAAGTACTAATTATATAGGAGGAGGCGCTCTAGCAGCAGATGTCGTAATAAACACATCTTATGGACATTATTGGATAACTTCAGATGGAAGTACAAAATGGATAGTGTTATCTAGTAATTAGGAGGTATTAAATGGCATCTTATATGAGTCTTACTTTACCTGTTGTCGGTACTACACCCCTATACTATTGGGCTGCTTTATGGAACTCTTTGTTAGGTAGAATAGATGATCATAATCATAGCGAACACAATAATTATGGTAAGTATTTAGATTGGGGAGGAACAAATAATGGTATTGCAATTACTTCTGATTTAGATATGAAACGTTATAAAACTTATGGAGTGGGTAAGATAGTTAGTGAGGCTTTGTATGAATTAGAACATTTTGGATTTAATACAAGATATCATAATAGAGATATAAGGTTAAACTACTTTAGAATGCACGAACCCTATTCTTTAGATGCAACCGAATATACCAGTTCTCTGTATGCTCAACAATACGAAGGTGAGAGACTAACATCTGATGAGGGCACTGGTCAACCTTCTGCTGATTTTGGTATGAGTCAAGCCTCTGGGCGAGATTTAGTATGGAATTTTGGTGTTGGAAAAAATGATGCTCATTATGATACTAGTGTAAGAGATTCATTGTCTTACAACTCAAAAGATTCTACATTATTAAGTGAAACTCGTATTATTACAGGTTTTCCTGCTTATTATCCTTTAGGTCTTAATCCTGGACTTTTTCCCACCAAGTTTTCCGACTCTAATTTTATAAGTTTTGTTGGTGTTGAGGATAATGGTGCTAACGGTTATAAAATGGCTAATATTGCTGTCTCATCAGGGGTAGTACAGGCTCAAGAAACTCATTACGGTGTTTTAGCCTCTACTTATAGTACTACAGGTACTACTGACCTTTTGTTAGGAGAAACAGGATACTTTGATATAGAACCATGGGTATCAGCACCATTAGGAAAAACCTTATCAACATCTTATGGTATAGATGAGCAAATGTTTCCCATTGGATATGCTGTATGGGTTCATGATAGGGCTGGAAATGCTTCTGTTAATCCTTTTAATTTTGCTGTAGAAGCTTACGGAGGTGGTTCTGGCGCATCTAGAATGACATGGTATGGTTCTACAGGAACATTGCATGATTTTAATGCTTCTATAACAATGGGACCTACATATCCACCTGTAGTTTTGAATGTAGATTATGCTAGTATATTATTTGTAAAATATTATATACCCAACACTTACTGGTACGGTCAATGGTTTGGATACTTTGCTAACTTTCCTTAAGGGGTGAATTATGGCTATACAAAAACAACTTATACAAATACCCCTACTAAAAGGAGTAAATACTAAAGTAGATCCTATGCAAGAACTGCCTGGATCTATTACTGTTTTAGAAAATGCTAAGTTTACAAAAATAGGAAAAATATCTAAACGTAATGGTTATGATAAGTTATCTTCTCATAGTTCATATTTTGGAGGACAATTAGGCAGTACTTTTGACACTCCTCTAGTTAACTCTTTAGCTGTTAAAGGGGTATCTACGGAACCTGTAGTAATAACTAAAGATTTAATTTGCAGGTATACTGCAGGAACAGAAAAACTTTACACAACTAGACGATACTTTCCTATGTCTTTTTTTGATACTAGTGAATCTAGTGATAATTATATTCAGCATAATGCTCAATGTGCTGTGTGGGGTGATTTAGTATATATTACTCATACGAAACTTGATGCTGGGGGAGCTAGTTTTACATACTTATCAGCATTTGATACTTCTACTCCTATTCCTACTACATGGTTTACTCAAGTACCTCTGAAAATAAATGTTAATATTTCTACAGGTTTAGCAGCCGCTTTTAACTCTAATGATGGGGGAACTACTACAGGTGTATTCTCTATAACTGATGGTGAATCCATAAACTGTAAGATTTTAAGCCATGCTGGTAGTATTTATATTTTTGCTCACAATCTTGCTAATGATTATTTATTTTATAAAAGATGTAATCCTAAAGATGAGAAACAACTTATTTCTACTGCTCAAACCGAAGCTTTTGGTGATGGGGGTTGGACTCCTGTCTTCTCTTTCCCCACAGTCGCCCATGCCTCTACTTCTTTTATGTATGATGTACTTTCTTTAGAACATGGTATAGCTATTTTTGCAAACAGAAATTACTCTGGTTTTAATTTAAATCTTACACTTACACCTGATGAACCTTTTGATTATTATAACTTCTCTACATGGTATGAGTACTATGCTGATGCTCTTTGTATAAGCGAAATAAAAGAAGAAGGAGTTAATAATGCTAATGATTTTAGTAACAGTGAAGTACAGTTTAGTATTGCATGGTCGCATGGGGGGGTTGCTCCTAGTTCCGCTGCTCCTGGTGTTGTGGTTAGGGTATATGACGAACAGCTTCAATTAATATGGGGTTGGGAAAATTTTAATGTCTCAGGCACTGATTCAGCTACTTACGATTGGGGTCCTGCCAAATCTATAGCTCTTCAATGGAATGATAATTATTATTTTGATACTGCAGTAGATTCAGGCGATACAAATGCTAGTAATAAGTATTTTGATTGTTTTGTTGAGTTTCGAAAATTGGCTAGTGGTATTGATACTACTGGGGCAGGATTAATATATTATATAGATGCAACTACTGGAGGTAGAATAGTACATAATGGAGCTTTTGGTGGGGCTACTGCTGGTTTATCCCTAGCTGATTTTGCTAGTGGTGCTAATGACTTTGTTAGAAATGGAGATTGGAGTACAGTAGCGTATGGTGATTTAGAACCTTGGGCTACAACTTTTATATGGGCTTGGGAGCTTTTCCCTGATATAACCTCTCAAATTACTCCATTTTCTGATGTTACTATCGAGAATTTTGTAGTCGGAGCCGGATTAGCATCACAACCTTTTAGGGCTATATGGGGAGATTCTATTGAACATTTATGGTCCCCTTATGAAATACATAAAGATGAAAAATCAGGTCAAAATATATTACCTATAACCACACAATCTACACTTCAATCTTCTTATTATTTTTTGAGTTTAGCAGATTATTTAAATAACACAGCTCCTCCAACGACTACTGATATTACTAGTATAGATGGTACTGATACTGGGTTGGGCTACTATAGTGACTGGGTTGGTGTTCATTCTTTTGGTATTGGAGGAGGGTTATTAGAAGAAATAACTGCAGGCTCTCCTACAGGTGTTCCTAGCCTTCCCAGACCACCTTACTTAAAAACTGATGCCGTTGTTTTTCCTTTCATTAAACAAACTAGAATTATAACTGAAGATATAGATTCTAACTCTGCTCAATTTTCTTCATTTTACAATGTAGAACAAGCGGCTGCTTCTGTTATTAAGTATGAGCCAGAATCTCCTAATCAATCTATTGAAGCAACTAATCAATTACTTATTCCTGGTGGGTTAATTAGTAATTATGCAGAGTCTATATCTTCTGAACATGGGTGGATTCAGTCTCCCTATAGTTTATTTTTGTTTTTAGGAGGAGATACTGCCATGACTGAAGTTTCTACGGCAGGTCCCTTATTTGCTAAAGATAATATTTATAACTATGTAGCTATTTATAAAGAGAGAGATGCCTCTGGCTTAATTCATAGATCTAGTATTTCTAAACAAATGCAAGTAACTATTACAAATACTAGTACTAATACAGGTTATCAGGGAATAAATGTAATGGTTCCTATGTGTACTATTACAGATAGAACTGGACAATCACCAATTATAGAGTTATACAGAACTACAAATAATGGAACAGTTTTCTATAAAGTTTCTGGTCAAGACCCTACTGATGCATATCAATATCAGTTTAACGATAAGGGTTTTGTTTGGATTATCTTGAGAGATGAAATATCTGATTCAAATTTAACCGATAATGAACTACTATATACTACTGGAGGAATTCTCGAAAACACTCCTGTTCCATCTTGTACTATAATGGAATCTTATAAGAATATTATTTTTATAGCAGGGTTGCCTAATCCTTATATAGTGCAATATTCAAAAGTAATAACTCCTGACTATCCTGCAGAGTTTAATGATACTTTAGTTATTGAAACCCCAGTTAGTGGGGGTCCAATTACAGCTCTTAAAGGGATGGATGATAAGTTATTTATATTTAAGAATAACTCTATATATTTTGTGGCAGGTGGTCAGAATAACTTTACTTCATATTTAAGAACTAGATCTGGACAAGTTACCAATATAGAAACTCCAATTTTAACTCAAGATATAGGATGTGTTAATAAAAACTCAGTTATATTAACCCCTTTAGGTATTATGTTTAAATCAGCTAAGGGTATTTTTCTTATAACTAGAAGTATGCAGTTAGAATATATAGGTGCGCCTGTTGAAGATTATAATCATTTAAAAATAACTAGTTCTGCATTGTATGCTACTACTGGAGAAGTTAGATTTCTAACAGATTCTAGTTCAGCTATTATTTATAATTATGAAAGAAATGTGTGGTTTACTTTTTCTAATCATGACGGTCAGTCTAACGCTGTTATAGATAACACATATTATTATTTAAACAAAAGAAATGAACTACTAAAAGAGGTTGAAGGTTTTAAGGATGTTGGCATACCTGTTCCTTTAAAACTAGAAACTGGTTGGATGAGCTTTGCACAAACTCAAGGCTTTCAAAGAGTTTATCATATGCTAGTTTTAGGAGAATATAAGTCAGACCATCAACTTAGAGTAAGAGTAGCTTATAATTATGATGATACTTGGGTAGAAGAGTCTATAATTACTATAACAGATTCTGATTATGATGGGTTTGTTCTTAATCCTTCAGATTCTTATCCTTATAATGCTCAATATTGGACAACAAATTATGGCTCTCAAGCATGGGGAGACACTGGTACTAATCCAACTATGGCTAACAGAGGTGTCTATGGAGATCCAGAAGATTTAGATGGTGTACTACCTGCATCAGCAGCTAGGTCGTATGCTACCTCACAAGGAACACAGTATCAATTTAGAATTAATTTTAAAAAACAAAAATGTGAAGCTATAAAAATATCTATAGAGGAATTTCAAGATACTGACCAAACTGGAGAGGGAGTTACTCTATCTAATATAGCGTTTTTAGTGGGAGTTAAAGGTGGTACTTATAAAGTTAGCCATGATAGAAAAACTATAGCTAATCTCTCAATACCCACAACTTAGGAGCAATAATGTCAATGTGGAGCGATTACCAAAAAGAGCTAAACCCTAGAACAGAAGTATATGAGGATGAAGAAGGCTTTATACAATATACACATGTTATAGAGGGTAAACCAAGAATATTTGTAGACCACCTGTTTTTAAAGAAAGATCCGCAGATCCGAAAAGGTCTTAACGGAGATGCGATGAGAAAGTACTGGGTTATAGTTTACGATAAAGCTAGAGAATTAGGCTGTGAAATAATAGCCACATCAATTTGTACTGTTAGTATGATTGATCCTGAAAAGAGGTTATATCTTCATTTCCGATCTGGTTGGAAGATAAGTCATTTAAGTGGTTCAGTCGTTTATTTATATAAGGATTTACCGAAATGAAATTACTAGGTAAGAAAGTTTATAGAATAGGTCTTAAACCGTATAAAAATGGTTATGGTTCTATTGGTAATAGAGGTAGAGGAGCTGAAGCTTATAGCGGTGGTAATTGCTGTGTTCACCCAGAAACTCAAATTTCTATGGCTGATGGAACTACTAGAGCTGCTAAAGACATTCTCATTGGAGATAGGTTACAAACTCAGGCAGGTAGTGGAACTGTTGAGATTATAACTACTCCAGTATTAGGACAAAGATACCTATACTCTTATGGGAGAGGTTCCTACTTCATAACTGGAGATCACCCTATTCATGCTAATGATGAATGGAAGTCTGCTATACCTAAATATTCTAAAATAAATTATGGTGTTGAATGTACCTC